GTACTCTATCTTATCTAGCATCTCCCAACTATCTAAAACAAATTCTTCGTTAGCAAAATGCAACTTAACTTTAAGTGCTACTGCCAACCGCATAATATAATTTCTTCTGTGATAATCATCAGGTAAAGAGAATATGCTAAACAGCATAATATGATCAAGATTACCCTCTTGAATCAAATACTCAAGATAAGTATGTCTCCTACCTTCATTATCACCAGTTTGATGTGGGAATGTATAACCCATCCTATTGCAATAATCTTTAACAGTCAAAGTTTGGAAGTGTAAATCAATATATCTCGTTTTAAATCCCTCATATTCAGCATACATTACAACATTATCATTATCTTTAATCTCGACCTTACGTGAATGAATATCAGTATCATGCAATTTTCTAAAGTATGCACCAGGCCATTTCCTATGAGGTTGACCATCTTTTAATAAAAGTCTGACATCAATACTCATTCTAGTTTTACCAGTTCTATTAGCAGCAGCACCATGAATATGCTCCTGTGTGAACAAGATAAACTGACCCTTCCTAATATTAACTGGTTCACAATACTTCTTACATTCCTCTTGAAGTCTAAGGTAGTCCCACTCCTTACATGCATCAGTAATTGACCTACTATCCATAAGGTTTACTAATTGCAGAGAGTTACTATCATAGGCATCAGTAAAAGGTAACCATACAGTTCTAAGACCTAAACCATTACCAACCCATTGACCTTGATGGAATGGTAAAACAGTTCCATCCTTATCTTGATTGGGTATATTAATTCGTATATTACCAAACCTCTGTACCAATATCTCACCCAAAGAGACATAATCCTCTAAGAGTTTATCGAAAATCTTATAAAAATTAGTATCTGCTAAATCTTTACCTATAATCTTTGCTAGTTCCCCAATCTTCTTAGGAGGAACATGCTCATGTAGTAAAGACAAATCCTGTACATCAGGATAATATTTTTGAATCGACCCTAGAGCAATTTCTGACAGGGGATAATTTTTCGCATCATATGTGTATCGTCTCATCGTTTCACATCATGAGCACATCCATCACCCTGATAATCATCACTATCATAATACCCACCCTTAGTTCCAAAGTAAAGTGTAGTTACTACAAATGGAAGTGCTACAAATGTTAATACAGTCCCTAAAATCATAATACTTGAATAACTCCGTTACAATCTGGTATATCATTTAATAATTTAGATTCTATACCTTGCTTTAGTGTCATAGCACTCATAGCACATGTAGAACATGCACCACCTAACCTAACCTTAACAAAGTTAGTCTCGTGCTCTATCTCTACAAACTCAAGAAACCCACCGTCTGCTTCTATGTACGGTGCAAGTTCAGAGAGAACTTCTATTACGTTAGCTTCTGTTAATTCCATTAGTCTAAAGGTAATTCTCTAGGGTTCTCGATTTCATCCACCATATCAAAATGTTCTGGATGTGCTTCTTCCATTATAAGATATTTTGATAATCTATACAAGTCTTCTTTAGTATATGCAGCTCCTTTAGACTTGTTCTGATTTGCCTCTTGTGCAACCTTCTTATCAGTACATTCTTCTGGGGTAAGATCTTCAAAAGTATAAGGATACCCGTTTATAAAACACATCCTAACCACTTGATCTTCATTCCAAACATATTCCCAAGTGATTTTTAGTTTCATGGTCCTGCTGGTGGTTCTTGTAAATATATGTTACCTGATACAGTTGTCCCTTCATTACCACTAGTAACAAAATGCTCAATCCATGAAGGGAATATAATAATATGTCCTGCTGGGACTTGAGGGATAAAATCCATCATCATTGACTCAGTGTACATACCCCATTGATTCATCATAACCTTCCTAGAAGGATTCATAAACACAGTTCTAGAGTGTTCAACAGTTTCATATATTACAAAACTCCATTGAGCACCAGAATGAATATGGGGATCTTGCCAGTCTTCCTTATTATATTTATTTCTCCAGACTTGTCCAATATAAAAAGGTTTATCTAAGAACTGTCCTATACATTCAAATACAAGTTGAGAGACATAGTGATAACTCTCATCAGAAAAACGATCCTTCCCCATTGTGGTCTTTATACCACTGAGGAAGGATTCATTGTACTCATCAGACTCTAACTGTATTCTATCTAGATCGACTTCTTCTATAAAAAATGGGGCCGAGAATATAGCGTTTGGTTGTCTAAAGGTGGGCACTCTTTCTATCATAGAGATCTTTTGTACTCCCACCGTTGTAAAGGTCGTAACCAATTAACAAAACTGAGAATCAATTGATTACCTGCATATTATATAGTCCTAATACCAACGTGTCAAGTCGTCAGCGTACTTGGTCTTGACGTACTCTTCAATCTCGTCCGTCTTCTCAATCTTCTTATAATCTGGATGTTTATACTCCAACATTGAATGTTTACTATACGGTTTACCTTCCTTCAGATATAGTGGTGGGTCATATAAAGTAAACTCTTTATCATCTAATAATACTCTCATCCATTCTTGGAACTCATCCCCAAAACCATCCTCAAACTTCCATATCTGAGTATCATCACGCACATAATCTACCATTGGTCTATACCATTGAGAAGCAGGAACCCTGAAGAAGCTCCAATCATCTGGATATATTTCATAACTCTTCATTGATAAGTATCGTTCAAGTGGATCTCTTACGATACCAAAATGGGGCATAGTTTCTTTAAGGTCTTCTTTAAACAAACTCTCATACGTGGGTCTAGTCCAATGACAACATTCTTGTCCCCACACCCAATCATAATCAGCAAAAGAACCATAATTTAAGTATCCATTCTTCTTTAGATTATAAAGAATAAATCGCCCACCCGTCCTAGGTATATGGGTAAAAAATACTTTCTTGACTGCTGCCTTATAAATGGGCATTTAAATATTACAAAGTACTATTATATAGTGTTAAACCAGAATGATAAAACAAACCTCTCATCACTCTCAACCTTAGTAACGTAATGAAGATATTGTGAATTTGAGAAGATAATTAACTTCCCAACCTCTGGTTTTACCACAAGATCATGGAACACAGTGTTTCCACCCTCAAAATCATCATTAAGGTATAACATTGCAGCAAACATATCAGGTTTATGTACATTATTATCATCTACATGTGGTTTCATAAATGTACCAACAGGCCATCTTACAACACCAACATAATCTAAGTTTGCTTTAGGATCAAAACTTTTACATATATCTACTACACGATTAACAATAACATTATCTAATGATGGAACTGTAGAATCAACATTACCACCAAAATATATTGCAGTATGATTCTTCCAATCAACCTTTGTAGAATAGGTATCTCCATTACCATGAGGAGTCTCATTCTTATTATCAACAGCAAAATCAATAAATTGTTGACATTCTTCTGGAGTTATAAAGTTTTCTTCAATGTATATTAACTTCTTCATTGGTTGTACCATATACTAAGAGCAAATCTTTCACCACCTTCAATCTTACTCACTGAATGTTCATATACAGAATTTGAGAATACAAGTAACTTACCTGTCTCTGGTTTTATCTCACAGTGATTAAAACAAGTATACCCACCATCAAAATCATCATTTAAATAAAGAACTGCTGCAAATAAATCAGGTTCTTGATTAGGTCTATGTGGATCAATATGAGGTTTCATAAAAGTACCAGAAGGCCATCTTACTACACCTGCATAATCTATAACTACTCTCTGATCAAATATTTTACAAACATTTGTTACTTTGTCAACAGCATTATTTTTCTGAGATTCAAAGTATATCCCATCAAGAGTTGTGAGGTAAGTATTACCACCTCGACTCTCATCACCATAAGGAATCTCGTCTGGATTTGCCTTAGATAATTCAATAAGTTCTTGACATTCGTCTGGAGTTATAAAATTCTCTTCAGCGTATATTATCTTCTTCATTCCATCTATTCAATATCCATGAACTACTATTCTTTTTATCGTCACCACCAACACCAAATTTAAATTCTACCCTAGGATCATCTTTCCATTTTTCCATCTCTGGTATATTACTTTTAGTTCTGTCACCACCATTACAGAAGACTACCTTATCATATATCTCTAGTGCCATTTTAATAGCATCATTGGCAGTATCATCTTTATCAATAAATTCAATAGCAACATCAACACACTTCAACTCTTTAATTATAGACATCCTCTCTGCCACATTCATAAAATACTTTCCTTTCTTCCTGATTAACCAATCATCAGAATTAACAGCAACTCCTAGAGTTCCTAGTTCTTTTGCTGCTTTAAAAAATGCAATGTGTCCACTATGTAAGGGGTCAAATCCACCACTTACTAATATTAAAGTTGTTTCACTCATTTACATGCTCTACTCGTATAGGATCAGTGAGAATATCAGCAAGTCTCCAATATGCAATAGCAGTAAAGACTTGAGGTACTATAAAAGCAACCATTGCTACAACCCAAAAGATGTAGTAATAGTTCTCTTTATTTTGAGTTCTCATTTTGTTTTGGTATTCGGAGGACCAGAGAACCTAGGATCATTATATACCCTTTCATCAGAATCAACCTTATTAGGATCATAGTTTGGATCTGGATAATCCTCCCAACTATCACCCTCGTATTCTGTGATTAATGGATTAATGTCTTTTCGTTCTCCGTAGACATGATAGAAGCAATCTATCGGTTTGTCATCTGCCTCACCCACAATTATGTACTCATTTGTGAATTCTATGACATTTAGATGAAAATGTCTATCTCCAATGGGTTGTAACTGTACAGTAATACTCTCTTCTGCAACCAAATCCTTCCAATAATATGGTAGATCAATTCTCTCACCATCTTTTAATCTACCTCTATAGTATACTCCTACCTCTGGTCCCTCAATACAAGCATATCTAAGTCTATGACCTTTACCTTTAGTAGGATGTTGTATATCAAAAGGTTTTGGTTTACCATCAGCAGCAGAGAATCTCGAAGCAAGTTTACCTTTATTACCACAATCTACTGCACCAGTAAAGAAGGCATCCCCATCAACATATAATAGATCAGTCTGTGGTCCAGAGATCTTAAGGGTATTTGACATTCTGCCATTACCCTCCATTATA